AGTTACATTACCAGTTACATTTCCTACAAATGTAGTAGCAGTTATTCTTCCTGAACCATCTCTAGCAGCAAGTGTATTTGATGCTGCAGTAATATCTGGATTTAAACCATCAACTAAATCTGCATCTAATCCAGAATTTGCTCCATCAACAGTTTTTAACTTTGTAAGGATATCAGAAGCTGTATAACTAGAAATATTTAGTTTTGTTCCAAGTTCAGTATTAATATTAGAAAAGTTATCATCTACTTCTGTAATAGAAAGTGGAGCTCCTTTTAAACTTCTAAGTGTAATTGATGCCATTTATTATACGTTCCACAAATTATCAAGATGCATTACGCATGCCCATAATGTTCCTTCTGATGTTTTTGTAATACCATGTGTTGTACTTAATTGAAATGTAATACCTTTACCTTCAGGCACAATAACTTCTTCATCACCAATAGTAATATTACCTGCACCTTTAAGGTTATAGCTTGTAACCCATGCTGCTGACGGTTCATTTTCCCAAGTTCTTGATATATCAACTTGGCCGGTTGTTGCAGGTAATTCTAAGAACCATTTAGCAACAGCTTTTTCATCTGCAGGATTTGGAAAATTATCCATAAATGTTTTACGTTGGTGTCTTGTCCAACCATTTAAGTATTTACTAAAGTTATAAACACTTAGATTATTAGGACCATTAACTCCTACACGTCTTCTATAAGAAGTAGCAGGTTGCATGTAAACTTCACTCTGCAATCCTAACAAAGCATTTTTATTTTCTTCAGTCAAATTATCCAATATTTTATACATATTATCCTCTTTCGTACAGATACATTAATGTGTATCTTAAATTCTTTACAGGTGGTACAGAGTGTCTAACACCCAGTTTATTAAAAATTATTGCTCTACCTTCTTCATCAGGGTAGTGTGTATCTTCAATTTGTATTCCATCTTCACTATTTTGAAGATTAATTAATACATTATATGTATATGTAGTTTTATCTATATGTTCTGGCATAAAATCACCAGGTTCATACTTATTAACTACAACTTCAGCTAAAGTACTTCCTTCAAATTCAGGAGCTAAACTCTTTAACTTTTCTAATGCAACCTTGCCAAGTGTTTCGTTTAATGCAACGTTATAACTACAATCTAAATCTTCACTTGTTGCTCGATAATAATCCATCTTATCGCGTTTAACAAACCGTGCAGGATGAAGACTTTGTATTTCTTCTAGTGCTTCCTTACACTTCTGGCTTGGCCAAAACATCTGGCGAAAGCTCACGTGGTCCGATAAGTTCATGTATACCACCTTCTAATCTATTTTCGTATGTTGTTTTTTCTTCTTCTAAAGATACAAACTTATATGCAGGATCATTCATTAATGATTCTTTATATAATTTATTGTTTGCTCTAACTTCAGCGATATAGTCTCTCATTTCTAAGAATGTTTCATCTTCAACATTTAATGCAGCAGAAATTTTTTCAAGTAATTGTTCTTGTATTTCTAATCGTTTATAAACACCATATGATTTATCAATTTTAAATTGAGCAGCATTATCTAAAGCTGCTTCGTACATTGTAACTGGCTGATCTTGTATATTTACAATTTCGAAATTGTCGTATTTTCCAACTAATTCTTGTGTTGCTAGATCTATTTCAACTTCAGCAAAGCTAAAATAGTCATGATTAAACATACTTTTATCCTCTTGATATCGGAATAATCCAATAAATTCACCTGTAATTTTATTAAATTGTGCTAGGTATTTGTTTGTACCTTCAGGTGCTAAACCCGCATATAGTTTTGATAATTCGCTCATATTTTTACCTTATGTTCTACTTGATAATAGTACCCAAGTATCAGCCGCTGTTGTCTTAATATAAATCCTGTAATCGTTAACAGTTGATGTTGCAGTACCATTACCTGCCCAATACGATTGAGTAAAACGATATAACATTGCAACAATAGATCCTCGCGGTAGTGATTGAAGTCCAGTTAATGATGCACTTGGATCACCAGTTAAATCAATCCAGATAATATCAGCATCAGAAGCAACTGCAGCGTCTACATATTGTTTTGTTGCTGCATGTAAATTCGCAGTAGGATTACTGTGTAATGTTAAGAACCCTGTCATTGTATCGCCAGAGCTTGCAACTGTATTTGTATCTACATAGTTTCTTGTAGCAATAACTTGTAAGTTTTCATTCGGAACTACAAGGTTAACTGTTGTTGAAGTTGGTAAGCCTGATAATTGGAATCCAAATTTTTTCGTAGGATCATTGTTATCTTTTAATAAGAAATTATTATCAATAAATTCGTGATTACCTGACCAATCAAAATCAGCAGATGCAATAGATACTGATCCACCAAGTGAAACTGGATTACCATCAATTGTAATTGAACTATTAACAAGTTTATTATTTGCAATAGAACCGGCAAGCATTGTATTTGTAACTGTGCCAGTATCTCCGGTAGTAACAAGTGTACCATCAACATCAGGAAGATTAATTATTCTATTTGCTGTAGGATTGGCAACATCTAACTTTGTTACAAACCCATCACCGCCGGTCCCTTCAAATTCAATAACTTCACCAGTATCTAAGTAGACGTTACCGGCAATAAGATTTGCTCTAATAATTTCTGCTGAAAAGTCACCATTACCATCTCGGTAAACTACAGTGTTTGGAGTATTATTTGTATCAGATGCAAGTGTTAATGAAGGATTGCCGGCAACGCCGTCTCCATTTGTAATAGAGAGTCCATTACCAGATACTTGTATTGTTCTAGCTACAGAAGCTTCATCACCATTTGTACTTACAGCTAAACCAGCAGAAGAAGGAAAATCTAATTTCTCATGTACTTCTGTATCGATATTATAAAAGTTATTATCGATCTCAAGGTTTGTTAATGGCGTGCCTTTTGGCGCAACTCCAGTTTCTACCTGAGGTTTTATTCTATACGTTAAACTTGCCATCTGTTATCCGTTCCATTTGTTGTTCTAATTTATTTATTTTATCTATTAAAGCATCAATAGATTTTTCACGATCTTTTAAAGCACGTCGAATAGATCTATGCTTTCTTAATTTGCTTTTATCAGTTTCTTGTACTACACCGGTTTTAGTGTCTTTTACAAGAGTTTCATTTTCAACTTTAACTTTCATTAACTATCCAATGCAATAATTCTTAAGTCTCTTAACTTAGGAGAGAACTGTGACTGTGATGATAACATTACAATCTTAATTTGGAATGTATTAAATCTTGTAGAGATAGGATCATCATTAGGTACACCATATTGATCAAATGCACCCGTTGGGAAATACCTATGCTCTTTAAAGTCAAAGTTATTTGTTGATGATGGTACTACACCTTCTAATTCCATTTCTACCCAATTTTCATCAGTAATTGGTGTTACTGAACCTGATGGTAATGTTCTATAATATACTCTAACATCAGTTGCAGGTGGACGGTTAATATCAACAGTAACATTAATATTAGAAGCATCAAATCCATCAGAAAGGTTAATTGGTTTGGTTAAGTATTTAGCTAATGCATTACCACCTTGGTTTGTACCAGCTTCATTAGTAGTATCATTATTAATTGTATTTTCTGTAACTACAACTGCTAATGATTGAGTATCAATTAATGGTGATACTGCAGTACTTGTTGTTGTTAATTCAGCTTTTAATCTTAATGTTGGGGTTGCACCAGCATTTGCTGCAGCATCTAATTGTAATAATCTTGTATATTCAATGTCTTGATTAATATTAATTAATCCCCAATCTGTATCATGTGTACCATTAGCATAAGCTTTAGCATACCATACAACATTTGTTCCTGTCGGAGTAATTGCTGAAGCATTAGCAAATAATGCATGATAATCTTTAACTGCAGCAGGATCTTGTATTTCAAACTCAGCAGAACCAGATGCTACAAACTCTGCTCTATAGATAACAAATTTAAGATCTTTATTCTGATCTGCTTCCCATGTAGAAGCATTTTGTGATTTAAATAGTGATCCTGCATATGGCTGTTTATCAACGCGTGTTGTACTACCTAATATAGTTTGGCCCATTTCAGCAATATATACTTCATATTCTTGTGTATTAGTAATCAATGTAATTGCATATTCACCTGGTGTTAAGTGAATTGATGGGAATTCAAATTTAGTAGCAAGTAAACCATTAGCAGAAGTTACTACATCTTGTGGTTTCTTAACAGATACTGCAAATGGTATTGTTGTAGATTGAGCTTCAGGATAACCATTTACTGTTCTACGTATTTCCATTGTAATTGGAACTGTATTAGATTTAGATCTAAAATATACGTCAACAGAAGAAATATGCATACCTTCTGGGAAAGCATTTGCATCAATTAAGAATGATTGAGCAACAGGATCAGCCCAGAATCTTGTACCTCTTCTTCTAATTACTCTTTGATTTTGTATTGCGCGTGTTGTTAAGATTGTTTCTTGTTTATCTTGTAATAAACCAGTTGCTGTATATTTAGCTTCACCAATAGAATCTTGTGCTTCAACATCATTTGAATTATTATTAATTAATCTAAATGTTCTTTCGCCAGTTCTAAATGTTTCTGCCGGAATATTAAATAATACACCAATATTACCATATTCATCCGGTATAATTGGATCACCTGCACTATATGTAGTCACTGCTGTAACTACAGCATAACCACCATTAGCACCAACAATATATTCACCAACATTAATTGTTACTGTATCATTAAATACTGTTAATAAACGTTTAGTTGCATCCGCAGTTGTTGGATCTGAATAGATTGCTGTTTCAGCAGTACCAGTTTCTGTTGCAGGGTTTGTATGATCAGTTCTAATAGATAGTGCTTCATAGATACCTTTTGTATCATCAAATAACGCACCATTATGATTTTGTACTTCAATGACAGTTAATGGTGTTAAGTTTGCATCAATTGATGTATTTTCCATATAACCATATAAACGTGATAATGGTTTAAATGAATTTGCAATTGCAAGAACTTGATTATTTCTTATGAATGGTATAAATTGTACATCAACAACATTAGAACCAAGGTTTGTTGTTTGTGATGATAATACATTTTGTTGTACTGATGTTGTAGTACTTGTAACGCTTACTGCATTACCAGCACCAGTAAAGTTATTAATAACAAGATCAGCTGCATCAGGTACTCGCACATCAACAATTCGATTAACCGCTGGAAGGTGATCTGTATCAACCCATTGATCAAATGATGGCTCTAAATTAATAAACCCAGCAAATCGAATAACATTAAATGGGTTAACATTAATAAAAGTTGTTGCTAAGTTTTGTGTAATTGCAGCAACTTCAGTATGTGTTAATCCTACTAAATCACCATTTTTCTCTGTGTTTGCTAATGTTCCTGTATTAAAGCCATGGAATTCTACAGTAAATGGTGCACGTAATTCTTGGTTTAATGGATCAATTGCTGCATTAAAGTCTGCAGCTGCAGGTTGTGCAATAGAATTATTATTGTAGTTTAATGCAGCAAAGTTCCAGGTATTTGAACCATTGAACCATGCATTCCACCAACCCCATCTTCTTTGTGACCATGCTGCTCCACCGACTGCAAATATATCTGCAGAAGTAAATGGATCAACCGCAAAGCCATTTTTAAATTTTTCTAGGTTTGATGCATCAGGGATTGCTGTATCTTTTGCTTGTTTTTCTAATAAAGATAACTGTGTATAATATTCTAAGTTGTTAATTCGTTTTTCTAATTTACCGATATCCTTCATTGTATAGCGTTGATTATCAATATATTTGATTTGAACATCAGAAATGTTTGCAGTATAAGGTGGGATTAATATACAATATAAGCTCATACCATTTGATAAATCAGTTGGTACTTTAGGATATACTGCAGGCACACCTTGCTTAATTACAAATTCTCTATTTGTAGTAGCAATAACTTTATCGATACGACCTAAATAGTATTGGTAATCTGTATCAAACGTTCCATCTGGATCAGGTATTAAACCACCTTCAAATCCAGTTCCGCCGTCAATACGTCTAGGTCTGAAGTCAACAGCATCTCTTAATTCAATTTGTTGACCAGATGCTGGATCAGTAAATACAGGAATATCTTCATAGTCAATTGAATATGAATCAACTGTTAAGAAGCCATTACCTGAATGTGTAAAGTTTCTATAAACAACTACTAAGTAATCATCATTATTTGGAGCTGTTCCAGATAATGTAATACCACCATGATCATAGTATTCTGCTCGTTGACCATCATCAAAGATATAATTTGATGTTACATCTGTATTTGATATTGATCCCCATGTAACAACACCGGTAGTTGGATTAACAGTTGCAGCTGAAGGATTAGTTGTACCTGTGTTATAGATTGTTACATCATAAACGTCTGAAACATCTAATGATTCAGTAACACCTTGAGTTGCGTTTAATCCACCTGCGCCATTACCAAGTATTTTAATTGTATAATTAGATAGTGCTTTTGTTCTTTCGGATACATTATTTTCATTAACATTAGCAATTAATATTGCATCGCCTGATAATGTATTATTAGCACCACTATAATCAAGTGTTAATTGTTGTGTAGATCCAGCATTATTTGGACCAACAGTTATAACACCATTATTTGCATTTCTAAAATCTAATGGGGTTCCATTAGTCGGGTGGAATACAATATAGTTTCCTTCTTTAATTGAATCTGCTAATGTACCAGAACCAATCCATCTTTCATTTGCTGAAGTAGTTGCAATGTTAGCAACACCTGAGTTAAATGTTACTGTAAACGTTCTCTGTGTTGCGTAGTCAGATACTGATAAACCAGTAGAACTTCTAACAGTTTTAATATAGTCATTAGGGAATTTAAATACTAGACCTGGAGAATCTGAACCTGAAATAAATGTATCACCAGTACCACCAATTTTACTTAATGCATCAATATTTGCTGACCATACAGAATTACCAACACTTGTAACTGCACTAAATACTTCGCCTGGATTCATTTGAATATCAAATAAGTATAGCTTCCATACCGCAGAATTTTGACCATGAGTGCCTGATACCCATTTTACATATCTTAATTTAGCTGTACCAACAGCTACGCCAGTTATATATAAATTAAATGATGAATAATTATTTGGTACAACGTTTGTAATCGGAGCACTATCAGCAGGATCACCAAGAAGAGTGTCTACATAGATATAATTACCATACGATGTAGATACATCTAAACTTTCTGCTTGATCAAACTCTCTAGCACGATCTAATTCTAAGAATTCTTGGTTAATAGTTTCAAATTCATAACCTTTAACATAGGCTTTACCTGGATCTAATGCAACCGTAAATTTATCTGCATTAGGAACTACAGCTTGATGATCTAAAACTTGAATTGGGAATCTTTTAACTGTATAATCACCTGATTCATCAAATGTTCTTCTTGCTAATTCGTTGCCAATTTCTGAATAAACTGTTTTTGATTTATTAACAACAAGTTCACCATCAACAACTCTTGCAATTTCAATAAAATTATCTTGTACTACATTTAGATTTTTTGATGTAAGTACTAAATTAACTTTATATCGATCTGCGCCCGGAGCAGCAAAGTTTGGAGATCCTTGTGCTCTATCAAGTAATGATTCATCGCCATCACTATCAACAACAGATTCAACAACAGAAAATCCAATATTTTTAGATGATGTATTTGTATATTTGTCAACTGCTACAGTCTGTGCTTCAGAAAATACAAACTTACCGTCAACAAAGAAAATACCTTCATCAACTGAAAAGAGCATTGCATCATTGATTGGTGATGTTAATTGAATATTTGCTGAATAAGTACCATCAGCAGTTTGAACTGTTTCACCTGCTTGGAATCCATTACCAGAAGTTGGCTTAACAATAAAAGTTATTGGGTCTGATTCGGTTAAACCTATGGCTTGTTTAACAATAGCTTCAGCACCTGATGTTTGTCCAATAATTGTTTTATTAGCAAAATTTGTAGAATTAACTGATTGTCCACCAAAGTTTGTATCAACCTTAATAGATTTTAGATCATTTTGAAAAGTTCTTCCGCCGCCTAAAACAATAGAACCATTTACAAATACATGCTTACCAAATTTATTAATTTGGTCTTGTAATTGTGTTTGTAATTGAGTAAGTTCTCTTGCTTGAACAGCGTAACCTGGTCTAAATAAGATTCTATGAAATTTTTTGGTTTCATTAAAATCGTCATAGTAAGGATTTGTATTAAAATTAATTGCCATAGTTAAACTCTTTTATTTGTTAATATTATTTATATTAAATTTCTACGATTGTTCTAACAGTTATAATTTGATCTGATGTTGGTGCATATGATTCCCTAACACTGAAGAATAAGAAGTCACCAGAAAACTGATCAATTGTTCTTTCTGTTACAGATTGAACGGTAATATTAGAAACTGGAACTGTAGGTTGAGATACTCGCCCTGCATTTGTTGGATCTGTTGTTAATACATCACCAACTTCGATTGTAAAGTTATTAAATACTGATAATAAGATTTGTGTATCAGTAAATTCAACAATACGGTATTTTTTATATTCATCTTTTGTTAATAACATATCATATTCAAGGAATGCAGGATTAAATACACCCGTAATTAATACACAGCCTGATCCAACATCTTCTGTAAACCTTCGGTTTGATCCAAACTGTTTAAAGTTACGAACTAATCCAACTTTACGGTAATCGTTTGTAATTTCTAAGCCTTGGTTTTTGTCTCGTGATATTGATGTATAGAAAACGATCGCGTTTGCGTTGAGTTCATCAATTGCATTTGAACCATGTCCACCTAAAGGAGTCATAATTGCTCGTGCAACTGCACCACTAGCACCAGTATTACCGGTAATTTCAATTTCTGTCCATGTATATCCACGGCCAGGATTAGTCATTTCAATATGTGTTACCGCACCATTGTTTACTGTTGCCACTGCTTGAGCACCTTCTCCATCTCCGAGAATATTTATTGTAGCAGCAGAATAACCTGTACCGCCAGCAACTATTTTCATTGTGTAAATAGCACCTGGAACAGCAAGTAATTCTACATTTGATTGTAATGTTTCAACGTTACCTTCTGTAAAATCTGCAACAAGAACTGCGCCTGATCCATTTCCAGAAGAATCTACAACTTCAATATTAGCATTTGTATATCCAAATCCACCATTTAAAATAGTATATCCTACAATTTCACCACCAGTACCAAGTGTTGCAACGCCGGTTGCGCCAGCTGTTAATGATAGAGTATGATCTTCATCTAGACCTGTTATTATTGCTATAGCAGTGCCAGCTTCAGCATTAATTAAAGAAGTAGCAAGTTTAAATGTATTGTCATCAACACGAATAACATAATATGTATCATTATTTGTTAAACCTCCAACATCTGTACCACCACCATTGCTATAAACAACTTCATCGCCAGTAACTAATAAATGATTATCATAAGTAATTTGATTTGATGATATATCATTTAAAGCATTAAATGTTTTTGTTGGAGGTTCAATTGTTACTGCAGGTGCTGCAGTATATCCACTTCCAGGATTTGTTAAATTAATTAATGATACTCTTCCATTTAATATAGAAACAGTTCCTTCAGCTTGTACACCCGAAGTAGGAGCAGCAATAGTAATTAATGGAACTTCTGTATATTTAGGAACAGGGTTTGAAACAATAACTCTAAATACTGAATCGATACCTGGAGAAATAATCAAATCAATTAATGCATTTGTTTTTTCTGTAACCGGTAATAGAACGGCATCTTTGGCATAATATGTTAGTTCTGCTGTACCATTAACTTGTGTTCCTGATGTATGAGTAGGAGCAGTTGTACCACATGTACCTGCTACAGTAACATTATAATAGATACCATTATAATAAATTTTTTCATTTAAATTAACTGATAATGCAATAGACCAATCATTATCTTTAGTTATAGGAAAATCTGCGATTGCGGTTGGTTGATCTTCATAACCAAAACCTGCATCATCAAGTGTTATTGAAGTAATTACATCACCAGTTAATCCAGCAGATGCCTTAGCTCTTTGACCTGCAAATTTTAATTGAGCAGCACCATTTGTAACAGTACCTGATGTATGTGTAGGACCTGTAGCTCCAACTTTTGTTCCTGACACAACATAATAATAATTTTCATCGAGTGTTGCTGGATCAATATGTTTAATATATGATCCAACTGCTACATCTGCATTAGATGAAAATGTAAAATATTCTGTGAATGGTTCTGATAATGTAACAGTTGGTATTGATGTAAATCCATCACCACCATTAGTAATTTGAATTTCTTGTATTGCGTATGGGTTATCTTCTAAATATCCATCACCAGTAATTACAGCAGTTGTTGTTGCTGGGTTATATCCTTCACCACCATCTTCAATAGAAATATTTTCTATTACTCCAGAGCTATAAAACTGAGCTTTTAAAGCATTAGATACTGGCATATATTGTGATGATAGGAATCTATTCCTTAATGAAACAGGAATTGTATACATAAATTTCCATTTGTACCCGTCACCAGTTTCAAATACATCAGGTGTTGTACCTGTTGGCATTACAGTAGATGGTTGATTACCATTATTCCAGATACATTTATATACGTTATACTGAGTTGTAAGGACATAAAAGTTTGAATCTTCTAGGCGTGTAGCCCCGGAGTAAGCAGGGCCGTATCCAAAACCAGTTGTTGTATCATATGCATCATCATAGTCATCATACACTTCACCTGACATCCAATCAATACGTCTAACAACATATGATACATCAGATGGTTTAACAAGTTTAGCAGTTAAGATATCACGACGAACGTGAAGGTCATACCTAAAATTATCTGATGGCGCACCAGGAGCATCAGTTGTTGGGTTAGCAGGAATAAATGGTGACAAGAAATCTTGCCATGAGTTTTCCTTACCAAACCAATGATAGTAACGTGCTGTTCTAGACGTTACTTCCTGGTAGATAGCATCAGCAATTGTTTTCTTAAACTTTGCTTTAAATATTGAGTATGATGAAGCCATTTAATTATCCTACAGTAATCACCCAAGAAATTGCTACAGTTTCTGTAGATGATTTATTAATAACAGGGAATGTTGTTCTACATAGCATAGTACCGGCAGTTAACTTATGACCAGTACCACTTGTACCTGTAATATTTATCTGTGTTCCAGCGTTTGCGTTTGATTCTGAAGTTGCAAGTTGGACTGTATTTGAATCAACAACAATAACATAATATGTACCGCCATCAAGCAATCCAGTAATAGCAACGTTACCACCATCGGTATATGTTACTTTATCTCCTGTTGAAAAGCCATGACTAGTAAGATTAATAATAGTATCACTTCCATCTTGAACATCTTGATCGCCATCAAATGTTTTAACGGCTGATGCTGCAGCGTTAAAGATACCGGCTTCAACTAAAGCACCTGTACCTACGCCAGCTCCGAATGATGCATTAAACGTTGCAGATACACCGGAAGGTGTAGCACTAGATACTGCAACACGGGCTAATTCATTTTGTAGTGCTGTTTGTGCCACGGCAGCAGTAGATGTATCATCACCAACAGCCATATGACTCATAAAATCAAAGTCATTATTGCATAAACGCTGTGCAATAAATTCTTTTCCTGACGTTACGACGAGGTTAGGAACTTCTTTTTCATAGTTCACTTTACCTTCTTTATCGTATTTTTTAATTGACAAACGCCCTGTCAATTTAATACTATCTTTTAACATGTTTACTCCTAAGTTACCGTTGTTGTTGGATCTGAATCAGAAACGGTTATATCTGATTCTAACATATTTCTTCCATCACCATAGAATGTTAACATTCCTGGTGGGTTATAATCTTCTTCAGGTATTACATAGAATTCAGAATCATAAGGTTCAACTTTAATTAGACCACCAAGGTCTGAAGCATATACATAATCTGTTGGTATAGTAGTATTTATTAAAGTAAATGTAGCTTTAGATACCCATTTTGCTAATTCAATACTACCTTCAATGCCTGCAACAAAGTTATTTTGTATTTGATATTCACCAAATAATGCTGTTCCGGCCGGATGCAAATATGATTTAACAAGAGATTTATACTTATCTAAACTTTCATCAACTGTAACTAAATAAGAATACTTTTGATAGAATCGACTGTCTTGTATAAACATATCATCATCAAGGAATCCATCATTTGTAGAATAATAACCTTGATACTTTGCAACTGCACCTATATCAAATTTAATAAGTGCAAAGTTTGTTTGTTCTGATTCGCCAATACCTGTTTCTTCAAAGAATTGTTGAATCAACGTTCCAACATAGTTTGGTTCAGCATAAGGTATAGCAACATAATTTGGGTTTAGTGCATATCCATATTCTTGATATTTTTCAATAAAAGAATTATCAGGTAATGAATACTGTCTTGTAACACCTTTGTCTAAAGTAAACGTTGAACCTGTTGTACTAATAGATGCTTTAGATGTTAGTAGAAAAAATTCATTTTCATACCCAGCGCCAAATCGAATATTAACTACACCTGTTATACCACCGTTTGAATCTACACTAGTAACTTTTAATAATTGGGTAATTGTTTTACCACCAGATATAGTAGTACCTTCAATCAAATCACCAATCTTAAATCCTTCTCCAGGTCTAACAATTGTAGCTTTTGACGTAGTTGGGATAATTGTTCCGGATATCCCATTAAAATTAATTGTGTAATCAGTTTCAATTGTACCAAAAAAGTTTTTGTCTATGAATACTTCGTAGACGCTATCTTGAACATGCTTAACACGTGTAATAAAAACATTAATTGAAACATTGGTGCCACTAACTGTAATTCTATTTCCAGGTAAAGTATTTGCATCACCAGTTTGTATATCAATAAAAAGTGACATCTCTTGGTTCCAACGACCATCAGATGCTTTTAGTACAGAATCCCATGGATATGAAATGTCTGCTATTTTATTATATAATATTTTAAATAAAAACTTATAAGAAGATTCAGTACCTTTTGATTTAAATAAAGGTTTAATCTTTCTTAATAATAATCTTCTATCTAAATATGGATAATCAGTACCACTAAGTATATCTAATTCACGCCTAAAAAATTCAACATATTCATCAAGAGTAGTATCAATATCTCTTAATTTAAGTAGATCTCTTCGTTCATGCTGATCTAACCATTCATAGTATCCCTTTAAGAATTCTACAAATATCGGATAATCTGATCTAACAAACTCCGGTACCTGTTTAGATACTATTGTTTTTAATTTAATATCACTCATTTATTAATTTCTACTTGATGTAAATACGTAATTAGAATTACCGGCTTGATCTCCTTGTGCTACTTTATCAGCAATTACATTTACATATATGTTATTGTCAGGTATTAATACTAATTGATTTCTTATTGAAGCAACATCATTAGATTGTGGTTTAATAATAAATTCAAATGCAGGGCTTTCGGCAGTATTAATACCAGTAATTTCTATTTCATTCATTTTAATATAACCTGCATCATAGTCAATTTCACCGAAATTACGAATATAGGTTTTAATATCATTTTCAATATAATATAATCTTAAATATCCGGTTTTATCATCAGAATTTGGAAAGTCTTCGATATACATCATTTGATCATAACCTGCAATCATAAATCCATGTGTTGAAATAGATTGCTCAGGAACGCCTGAATGATAGATTGGGTTACCCAAATTAATTTCATATGTTGTATTACTATTATACCGAACTTCTACTTCTCGATGTAATTTAATTGTTGTAATATTACTTAGTATTGAATCTTCGGTATCATCAATATTTCTAGATAGATTAGAATATTTAAATATTCCGGTAAATGATTCTAAATGATCATCGTTATAATCTTGTATTGTTTGTATAACAAGATCTTTAATATCACTTAATGCGCGTGTTGTAAGATTAGGATTATAATAAACTGTTGTTGTAACTTCAAGATTAATATATTCTGGGTCAACAATTTCTGGTGTAATAGATACAACGTTTTTATTCTTTAATATTTCTGTAATGATTAGATCTTTTTGCGCTGCTGTTAAAGAGTTTGTAGTTTCAGGTTTAATTGATAAAAATACTTTACCATATTGAGCAGGTATGTTATCCTCGCCACCCCATACATTAATTGTTTGAGCATCAGGATATGATCTATAAATTGTTGCTTTATAATCTTCAGTTGTAACAGCTCTATTTTGTGCAGTATAGTATCTTGGTGCATTGTATCTTATTGATTCAATGTCTTCTACATCTGTACCACCGGTTGCTGCAAGTGTTGTAGTTACCGCAACATTTCCGCCAAGTAATGTAGCACCTTGATATGAAAATACTCGAGCACCATTGGCGGCATCTTTATTTGTTGTCATATATGAAATCGTAACAACATTACCATTAGCAAGGGCTTTACCAACAACATCATTACCAAACTCTAATTCATAAAGTTGTCCTTCAATCTCTTTAACAAAGAATACTTTAGATGCACTGTCTAAATCAAGTAATTCATCTTGTTGTACAAATGTTTCAAATGTACCACTTTGAGCATTTTCTTGTACTCTAACTGTAACTGTACTTAAATCAACATTTTCATTTGGTATTATATAACGTGTTCCATCTGATACAGTATATTTAAATTGTAATGGCGTACCTTCTTTAATATTAACACCAGCAAATGTATATGTTGAACCATTTAATACTGCAACAGCAGCTTCAGTATTATAAAAGTCATATGATGAACCATCAACAGATGCTCTAAATGGTGAATTTGCAGGAATTGTTAAAGATGCTGGCGTTGATGTAGTATTTGAAACAACAATATTTACTGTTGCAATAGGACCTGTTGCTGAGTGAGGTATGTACCCGATTTCTTTAGCTCTTGAAACGACGCTTGATCGCTTGCTAGCAGAATCTAAAAAAGATTCATTAACTGCTAAGTTAGTATATAGAGCGTTGTAATGGGTATTGTATGCAAGTACGTCTAATAATACAGAAAGGCTGGAACCTTCAAAGTCATAATCTCTAAATGTATCTTGACCTTGTAAATACTGTTTAAT